AACAGAGCGCGAAGGGTGCCCTTACAAGCCATCGTGACAAGCTGAGACAAGTGACCATACAGGGTCTCAGGGTCGCGCATCTCCTTCTCAGTTGGCTTGTGATCCGACATGGAGTTTGCAATCTGCTTGTACAGTTGCTGTGCTTCCTTCGAACTGCCTGCTGGAATGAACTTCTTGGTCTCTGGATCTTGTGCAGTCACCTTGATGTAAAGGATTGGTTCCTTCTTCGCAACAGGCGATACATCACGTGGGCCTTCGTCACCCGTCTTGACCGTAACATCGCGAGTCTCGGTTGACTCGACATCAGACACCGCACCTGGTTTTGCATTCCAAAGACCACGTCCAATCTTTTGACCACGAATGTACGCTGGGATCAACACATCATTGTCAGATGCAACAGCCTTGATCTGGTCCCAAGTCATAGACCCAGCACCAGTCTGACCATACTTCTTCACCGCCATTTGGTAGAAGCTGTCGTCGCCAACTCGCTTTGCCATCTCGTCAAGAGTCACAGACTCGTTGACGTGTTCAACCTTGAAGGTGCCTTCCTTTGGATGCTTGATCAGCTGTGCAAGCTTTGACATAGAGGACACGATAGTCGATGCCGACAAATCATGAATGTCAATGAAGTGCGATGGGCCAGTATTTGTGGTGAAGTAGTCCCAAACGTCGACACCCAAGAGCGTGCCACCTTGGAAACGAATACCAAATGCTCGATCACCAAAGATGTAAGTGATTCGGCTAAAACCCGTCATCTTTTCTACGTGGCCAGGACCACCGTATCGGTACATCTTGCCAATTAGTTTTGGCATCCTGCGTTCGAAGACGCTGAGAACCCGAGCAAGGTCATCCTCAGAGAACTGAGCTTCGACCAAGTAGTCTTTGAATGATGTGTACATTTGTGTTTGCGGAGTGCAGAGAACGATGCTCTATTTAGAGCAAGCCGTTGGTCCTGAAAACAAAACAGGAACCCGGAGGTCCCTGTTTATGGTGAAGTTCTAGAGCGGGTTAGGCCTGAACCGTACCACCCAGTGCAGTGCCAAGGCCAGCGCCGTCATCAATTGCGCGGGCGTGATCGAAACGCAGGGTCAGAGCGATCGTTGCTGCTTCAGAAGCACTGTAGTCCAGATCGCCGTGGTCGACGGCCTGGATCCAAACGCCTTCGAGGATCCAAGTTTCAACGACTGCTTCGTCACCATCGAGCTGCTCGAGCTTGACGCCAAACTTGTAGTCTGAACCGGTACGGCCAGTGCTCAGCCAGTCGCCAGAACGACCGTCAACACTGATACCAATCAAGTGCTGTTGCTTGTCGTACTGCGCCTTCAGGACACGAGTAGCCTTACCAGTGATGTCGTCTTCAATCGTCAGGTTCATTGGCGACCAAGTGTGCTTGCCAGCAACGTAAGCGGTGCTGTTGTAGCGGTTGATCGCAACTTCTTCGAACTCAAGTTGAGGACGGGTAACGGTGACAGCTTGCATCGACACATCCTTGTGTGCGGTGCCGCTAGCGCCCAAACCTGCGAAGGTGACGCGCCACTTGTTCTTCAGCTTTGGGTGCAGAATTCCGTGGCCAACGCCTGGAATACCGAAATTCGACAATGTAGACATAACCTCTCCTTAGGTGTGCTCTAACTAGATCAAGTATTTACGGGTTCTATGTAATCTTTCGAGTTTTACAACCAAAGTTACAATAAATAGTCAATGGATAAAAATCAAGAGCTGATTGACGGACTGTTCACCGATGGGGTTTATGACGCGAGGCGCGTCAGAACTGGGACCCCACCGTGGTTACTGACATGCGAGGGCGATAGTGTCGCCGAAAAAGTTTGGCTCCATTTTCACAAGAGGCCAAGATGCAGCCAATGCGGGAGCTTGACAAAGTGGATAAATTATTCTCAAGGCTACCGAAAAAACTGTTCCAAAAAATGCGGGCAAGCTTCTATCGCTGTGCAAAAGAGCATTCACAGAGAGCAGCTTTGGGCTAATGAGAATTGGCGAGAGATGGCAACATGCGCCATGAAGATTGCGCATCATAATAATCGAACCCAAATAAAACTTGTGGCTCTCAAAGCCAAAGACATTGTTCCATTAGAAGAAATTAGGCCAGGAATGCAGAATGTTTACCAATGGCAGCATCGTTGCGGTGAGATTTTTCGGCGCCCATTCACTAGGACTACCGGTATTTGGTGTCCCATTTGTCATGTATCGAGAGGACAGGGTGAGTTATATGAAGCGATCAAGACCAGATATTCTGGACCAATTTTGGTCAATGACCGTAAAGCGCTTAGCCCTAAAGAAATTGACATCTACCTTCCAGAGCTGAGGCTTGGCTTTGAATACCATGGTGAGTACTGGCATCCAGGAGATGGCACCCGAGAACATACCAAAATTCTTATGGCAGCTGAACTTGGTATTCATATTGAGGAGTTTTGGGAAACACTCTGGAAACAAAAGAAGCAGCAGCAACTTACACGCCTAGACGAGCTCCTGAAATGAAAAGAGGGAGCAATGCTCCCTCTTGTTAGGCTGTTGCTACTTTAGAGAGTTGCACCAGTAGCCACGACGCGGATTGGGATGTAGATGAATTCAGCCGCAATCACTGGCTTGATAGCAATGTCAAGCCACAGTTCGTTCGCTTGGATACGAGCTGCCGTGTTGTTGGAACCATCGCACAGCGTAGCAAAGTCGTAAAGACCACGCTTAGACAAAACGTCATTCAACAGGTTGTCAGCTGCTGCCTTCAGGTTGTCACGAGTGATCTGGTCGTTTGGTTCGAAGACGAACGGCATACCACCCTTGCGGAGAGTACGACGGAGGTAGCAAACCAGACGTGCAACGTTGATACGGTCGAGCGAAGATGCTGCTGGTGCAGAAGTCTTCTGACCCCAAATCAAGATGCCACGACCTGGGAAGAACGTGATTGGGTTCAAGTTCTTGTTGTACTCGTACAGGTTGTCGCGTTGACCGTTGTTGAGGTTGGTTTCAACGAAGGTTGTCGCCGTACCGAGCGTACCGGAAACGTAACCAACAGCTGACACGCCAGTCACGGAACCACGGGTCACACCAGCTGGAGCGATCCAGACGTAGGACTGGTTGTCGGACGTGGCGATCGTACGAAGTGCGATACCAGACGGAGCACCGAGGACATCACGACCATCGATGTTCGACATGATACCCCATGGGTAGTAGTACGCGACGCTGTCCTTTTGAACGCGAGCTGAGGTCAGTGCCCATTGAGCAACTTGGTCAGGTGTCTTGTTGCATGGAGTGTCTGCAATGACGATTGCTTCACTGAGGATGTCTTCAGCAAGCTTGGCCATTTCATCAGCAACTTCATGGTAGCCTGGGCAAGCGATGAGGTTGTACTCATAGAGCTCAGAGCGAACGTCCATGTTGCTGTTGATTGCGGCTTGCAGAGCAGTCACGATTGCAACGCGCTTTGCAGCATCGTTTGCACCCAGTGGAGCGCTCACGGTGACAGTGCTCGCAGTGATCGTAAATTCATCATCGGCTTGGAATGCGGTGGTACCAGCATGGATAGTGAAGGAAACACGACCATTGTCATACGTCGAGCCAACAACTCCTGGAGCGGAAGCACCTGACACGGTACCAGCGACCATGAATGCTGTTGGTGACGTGAAGGTTACGGTGATCGTTTCTGGAACTGCCAGGTGACCTGGCAGAAGACCGTCCAAAGTACCGTTTCCAACGTTTGCACCTGCCACGCCAGTGTAAGCAAGGTCAAAAGTGAATGCATCACCAGCGGCGAACAGGGTAGCGCCTTCAGTCAGATGGAAGGACACCGAGTCGCTCGTGAATGGAACGCCTGGAACGCCTGTGCCAATGTAACCGATCTTCGAACCAGACACAGAGAACGTGGTAGACGAAGTCATCACGACACTGATGGTTTGTGGCTTCACCTTGTTGTCGGCAGCGACGACGTTGGTGATCAGACCATTGCCGATACCGTTGTAGCTCATTGACGCGTCAACGAGAACTGGTGTACCAAGCGTGATGAACGTGTCTGGTTCGTCGGTCAAGTCAATGTTTGCACGGACGACATAAGCCAGTGAGCCAGCACCAAGGAAGTTGTTGAGAGCGAGCAGACCATATTCGTTGCGAGCGTCGCCATGGAACTCATTGCCAGCGGTGTCGTTGTGGAAGTATGGAACACCATACAGTTCAAGAGACTGAGCGACAGAAGTAACAGTGCGAACGACGTTGGCTTCAAGCGTGCCAGCAGCTGGCGTCACGCCGTTTGCCTGCAGCTTGCCGGAGCGAGTTGCAATGAAGAACAGCGGCACGGTTGGTGCCGATGCTGGGAAAAAGAAGCTCTCGTTGGTGACCGAGACCGATACACCTGGGGAAACGAGGGTTGCCATTTGTGGTTCTCCTACGAGGGTTGAAGGGTCAAAAGACCGCTTTGTTTTGGTCTAGGTATTTAGGTCCGGTCCGGAACTTTAGACGAGAATCAGTCCAATTTGAAGATCTTGATAAATTCCTTCAAACCGTCAAGTAGTTGACCGTTCATGTTCAGCGCGATAGCCTTTGGGTTCTCCATAGCG